TGCATCGTCAAAGCGTGTAACATTTGACGCATGCAAATATAATAATAATAAATTAAATAGCAATGAAAAAAGTGAAAAATAGTAGAGCAAACCGTAAAAGCAAAACGGGTGACTTAGCAGACCAAGTGGCAGAGCATATATTATCTACGAATGATTTTAGCATAGAAATAGCTAAAACAATGGAAAAATCACAACCAGCCATCAAAGAGGCTGCAAGGCGTAGAAGTGATACTTTATTAAGTATCAAACTAATATCTTTATATGAAAAGTATGGGTATTCAATTAAGGATGTTATAGCAAAAAAATATGAATAATACCGAGCTAAAGAGACACCTTAAAAGAAAATTAGAGCGAGTAACATTGCTCAAATTATCCTTAGAGGGTACTGTTAGAGAATTGGCAAGCGAGATTATTAGCCTTAACGAAGAACTTGCCCTTGTGGAAGGGGGCAAGTCTTCAAAAAAGAAAACCACAACACCTGATATATCGAAGTATACGACACAATTTTACGCTGAGTTTGAGAAAGCAAGGCAAAACAGCGACCTATAAAAAAAGCCCCGCCGGCAAGCGAGGCATATGATAACAAATAAAATTTATAACGATGGCAAAATTACTACAAAAATTATTTTCTCGCAAGAGAAACGAGAAAAAAGTGCAAGACCAACAACTACAAGTGATTAACGGTTACTTGTGCTACAAAAAGCGCCGTTACAGCGAGCTAAACTACGAGCAAAAAGAGAAATATAACGACTGCTTGATACCACAAGCTGAGCAAGAGGCTTTTCTACAACTTCTTAAAAGAACCCAATTAAGATACGTATAACTATGAGAACAATGACAAATACCGAGTTTGAGCGAGTACTCAACGAAGAACGCAAGCAACGCTATTATTATAGCGACTTGTTGGACTTGCGAGAAGATAGTCACAGGTCTTTCAGTTGTGAGTTTATCACAGAAGACGATTATCCAGATGATTGGTACTGCGCTATCTATTATGATGTAACGACCCGTTGTGAGGGTAACAAGAGCTGCCATAGTGTAGAGATACAGCATATATACATCAACTTCCAAGAGGTTAGGGTTACTGAAATGCAAGAAAGCGTATTAACAACAGTACTCACCAACCGAGCTAATGAAGAATTTCAGTTTGAAGATACTGAGGGGCTGTACCCAGATTTAGCAACATCTTATACATGGTAATATGAAAGTAAATGATATAGTAAGGGTTAATCCATTTATAACAACAGACCCTCATGGGCAGCGTGGCAAGGTAGGGGTCGTAGTAGAGGTAATTAATAATGAAGGTCTTGAGATAGTCAAGGTAAGGTTCAATAAAGGTTGTTACGGACTATACGACGGCGATACACTTGAAAAAGTAACCACTAAAAACAATGAACAATGAAAACAACAATAGAAAAGGGCAAATGCTATGAGATAGGCGATTGGATTTTACAAATTGACAAAATAGACGATCGTTATATATGGTGCTTTGGCACAGACAGCGATAGAATGATAGGACATATAATACTCCCTATTGATAGCAAAGTAACTCGTGAAGTACCCATTAATGAATATATCAATTATATAGATGTAGCAAGACAGAATATAGCAGCTGAGTTCAGGTATAGACTAAGCCAATACGAAGAATAGTAACAAGTAAAATTATATAAAAATGAATGAGAACATAATCACCGTACAACAACTCCCCGTGATCGTCTATGAGCGATTGGAAAGCGTGGGGCAAGAGATTGACAAGCGTATCGCAGCGCTTGACTTGGACAAGCAACTCGTAACAGAGGACACCAAGAAAGCCGTTAAGGACACGAGGGCTATGCTCAATAAAGAGTTGAAAGACTTTGAAGAGCAGCGCAAACGTATCAAAGAGCAAGTAATAGCACCTTACGAGGCTTTTGAAAAGGCATATAACTCCTTAATCAAGGTAAAATATGAGACAGCCGATGGTATTCTTAAGGTGAAAATTGACGAGTTCGACAAGCGCTTAAAAGCAGACAAAGAAGCACGTATCAGGGCTTATTTTACAGAGTTATGCCAAGCGAATAACATTGACTTCCTCCCTTTTGAAAGGCTTGGGTTAAACATAAGATTAAATGATAGTGACAAGAGCTTGAAGGACATTGTAAATACCAATATTGATAACGTGGTTAAGAGTCTTGAATTTATTGAAAGCCTAACAGACCCCGACGAATATAAGGCAGAAGTCCTCGCTGATTACAAGCAAACCCTTGATGTAATGATTGCGATAAACAACGCAAAGTATCGCAAACAGCAACGTGAAGCTGAATTACAACGTATCGAGGCGCAACGAGCAGCAGCCGAGCAAGCAAGATTAGCCGCTGAAGCAAGAGCGAGAGAAACAGCCCCTTTGCAAGCACCTGAAGAAGTACCAGCTCCAGCAATTCAAGAAGCCCCTGCACCACCTCAAGAAGTACCAGCTCCAGCGCCTCAAGAAGTAACACCTGATTTGATAGTAACCAATTTCACCGTACAAGGCACAATGGAGCAACTCAGAGCCTTAAAGGCATATATCCTTAGTAATAACATTAAAATCATAGAAGAATGAGTACAGCAGTAACCACCACAGAGAAGAAACTAACATTAGGAAACTTCCTCAATCAAGCTAACACAGCCGACTTTTTGACTAAAACATTAGGGGCAAGAAAATCAGAATTTGTATCTAACCTCTTAGCCCTTTCAGACAGCAACAAAGAGCTATTGCAATGTGATAATACAGAGCTTATGAAGTGTGCCTTGAATGCCACAGCCCTTAACCTACCACTTAACAAGAACTTAGGGTATGCGTATGTTATCGCTTACAAGGATTGGAAGACCCAAGAAGTACACCCACAATTTCAAATGGGATATAAGGGCTTTATTCAGTTAGCTATCCGCAGCGGTCAATATAGAACCATTAACACTTGCGAAGTACGAGAAGGCGAGATTAAGCGTAACAAGTTCACAGGACATACCGAGTTTTTAGGTGAAAACCCTGAAGGCAAAGTCATAGGTTATTTGGCCTATATCGAGTTACAAAATGGCTTTCAGCAGTCCTTATATATGAGCCTTGAGCAGGTTAAAGAGCATGTAAGCAAGTACTCACAAAGTGGAATTGACAAAAACACCAAAGAATTTAAAGGGGTGTGGAAAAATGAATTTGACGCCATGGCAAAAAAGACAGTACTTAAGCTCCTACTTAATCGTTACGGGGTGTTATCAGTAGAAATGCAGAACGCCATAGAGAAAGACCAAGCAGACAGCGAGGGGCGTTATATAGACAATCCGCAAACAGGTAGGTACGTACAAGATGCTGTTATCATTGAGCAAAGCGAGCCTACCGAGATTGTAGCTCAAGAAGAGCCAACAGCTCCTGCCACTACACCCGAAGAAGTTAAGAAAGTATCATTCAAAGATGTATAAGTATGAGAACAAGTTATTTTACATTAGGACAATCACACATATATCGCTTTAATGGACAAACTTTAGACCGTGATTGTGTGATTAAGATAACAGCCGAAAATCCAAGAGATGTAATGATTGAACATTTTGGTTTAGAGTGGGCTTTTGAATACGATGAACGCCCTGAAATGAGATACTTCCCACGAGGTATTTATAACCTAACTGACAACAAATGGGAATAGCAAAAGTAATTAGTTCAGGTAGCGAGGGTAACGCCGTGATATACAACAATGCAATAATGGTAGATTGCGGCGTTTCTCTCAAAGCATTACAAGAAGTCAAACGTTCCTTAAAAATAGTACTCCTAACTCACAAGCACAGCGATCATCTAAAAATACGCACTTTGCAGCGGTTACAAGCTGAGCGACCAACCTTGCGAGTGGCTTGTGGTGATTTCCTCTTAGAAGAATTACCATGTATCAAGAATATAGATGTATTGCAAGTGGGTAAGATATATGATTATGGAGCGTTCAAGGTATCACCCGTAAAACTATATCACGACGTGCCAAATTTCGGTTGGAGGATATTCCTACCTAATGGTAAAAAGATATTCCACGCTACCGATACAGTACATTTGGAGGGCATCACTGCTAAAGGTTACGACCTCTATGCTATTGAGCATAACTATTGCGAGGAGTATATACAGCAATCGATAGAAGAAGCACGAGCCAACGGCGAATATACGCACGCTTACAGCAATATCAATACACACCTTAGCATACAACAAGCGAGGGCATTTATTGAGACAAACAGAAAGGAAAGCAGTGAGGTTTTAGAGCTGCATAAAAGTAGAAGTTTTTATAAGTAAAAGAAATGGAATATGGACACAGCAAAAGAAAGAGAATCTAAAAAAAATAAAATTCTATCCGAGATAATGGAATTTCTGAAAGACAAAGGAATTTCGATAGATGATAGAATGATAATAAGGCACTCTATTGTAAAGATAAGAGAATTAGACCACGAAAGACCTATTGTTTTTAACGACAAGTGGAAAGGTTATGAAGGGTATGAGATAAAGGGTAAAAATAACATATCTGCCACTTATGAGGAAGCTCGTCTGCTTGAAATTTTTGAAAGAATGTTTTTACCAGAGGAAGTAGAAAAGAAGCAGATAAATCAAAAACTATACGATTTACTCGCCATTGTTTACAAATTATGTGATTATAAATCTGAAGGAATTGAATTTAAATTAAAAAATAATGGAAATACAAGGACAAATTAAAAAGATTTTCCCTTCTGAATATGTAGGAGCAAATGGATTCGAGAAAAGGGATTTAGTTATAACAACAATAGAGCAATACCCTAATGACATCATCATTCAATTCACCCAGCAGCGTTGCGACTTATTAGACAGCTTGCAGGTTGGGCAAAATGTAAAGGTATATATCAATATCCGCGGTAGAGAATGGACAAACCCACAAGGAGAGACCAAGTACTTTAACACGATTGAAGGTTGGAAAATTGAGGTGATACAGACTACTAATGTAGCTTATCAGCAGCAGGCACCAAAGCAGCCAGTAGCACAAGCAGCGCCTGCACCTCCTCCACAGAGAGCACCACAGCAGGTACAACAGCCGCAGATATTTGATAACAATGGGAGAGAGCCAAACCCTGCGATATATAACAATGAGGAAGTACCTTTTTAGTAACTAAAAATAAAGAAATGAAAACAGTATTTAAAGAAGGAATGGAGGTTTGGGATAAAACAATCTCACCGAACAAAGGTAAAGTTATAGAAGCCTTTGCGGACACTAAATTTGACTTTCCTATTAAAGTTGAATTTGAAGATGGTCTAAAAGTTCAATATACTAACGATGGATGCTTTGTCAAAAGTAAAGGTGCAATCAATACATTGTCTACTTCGAATTATTCAATTGATTTTAAAGGCTTTGAACAAAAAGCACCTGCACCAACTTATGAGGATATAGTCAAAGAGAGAAACTATATTTATTTACCTGAAAATTTAGTAGCTCCTAATAAAGAACTTGCTGATGCAGTAGTGGCACTCTTAAAACTTCTATTTCTTAGAGACTATTACAATGAGGGTTGGCAGCCTGATTGGAAAGATAATAATTGGAAACACTTTATTCTTTTTGATGAGGGTAATTTAGCAAATGGTTCTAATAAAAGTAGTTGTAGAGTTTTATTTTTCAAATCAGAAAAAGTTAGAAATAAATTCCTCGAAGAACAAAGAGAACTATTAGAAATAGCAAAACCTTTATTATGACAAAAGCAATAATTGTCCTGGTGTTAGTCCTTGACCTCCTTAACCTTCTTTTCTTGATAATTCAAAGGGAATATGCCAAAGCTGCTTGTACCATAGTAATAGCTCTATTACTCTGTCTATCCATCAAAGACTGTGAATATGAAGAAGAAGATGATGACGATCCTCCATTAAATACAGCATAACGCCTGTAATATTAGGTAATTAGTATAACAAAAAGCAAGTATCAATCGGGAT